ATGGTATCACGCTCTTGTCGTGCCTGATCTATCTGTGATTGGATTGCTTTATCCATTATGTCTCCAAGCGTTTCTTTGCTAATGTTGCTTTATAACTTGCAATTCTTTTTGCTTCTGCTTCTGGGCTTCGTCGCAATGTATTGCCCATCATTCGTTGACGAATTTTTTCTCTTGATTCTTGAGAAAAAACCATGTGTGTATGTGCTTCTTTAGCATTTTCACTACAAGTTATTTTACGAACATTATCGGGATGGTAAGGTCCAGTATCATTATATCTTGCCATAACAAGTTGTCCTCTATATGGTCCGCGATTAACAATATCTTCTCCCCACCATTCTATCCAAGTATCGTAAGTGAATTGCCATTCAATGCCGCGTTGTTTAGCACAATGTTTGGCATTATGATAGTGTATATTATATATTTTCATATTAACTATTAAGGTCCCAAACATTCTGATCAATATCGCCAGTTATGCTGACAAATTCACGGTCGATCCATGTCGCCCAATAGTTAGAGTTGTTGACCTTAAATGTCTGCATGAGTGCCCGCAGTTTGCGTCCCTGTGGTGTCATAGTGCCATCACTGCGAACAACCAACTGTTCACCTGTTCTTGGATCAACCCATTTAATAACTTCAGGTCTAATGCGTCCATATTTGTCAATCTTTTCACCAAAAGGTCTCTGACTGATAGGACCTAATACTTCATAACTGATTTCACCTGTTTTATATTTTCTAAATATAACACTGACTTTTTTGTCCATGGCTCGTGCTTCATGATCAGGATGTGGTATCTGATTGCTGACAAATAAGTTTTGCACTTCACTACGACCCGGCAGTTTGGGATCATGTGCTGGCGGATCTTTGATGGGATCCACTGGAACCATTTCACTTTTTTCTACATAGGGATTTTCACCACCAGTATACTTGGGATCAACTTCAACACCATTAAGCACATCCATGGCTACTTGGTATTTGAGTTTGTTAGCACGACCTTTTAAGTTTAGGATAATGCCTGTTTCATCAAATACAAAGCGTTCAAGTTCTTTGGCAGTGGGAAAGTCAGTCATTAGACCTTCCAAGTCATAGTCTGCTTGTAGTGTGCCTGCGGGTCGTTGAGGTGCCGCGTGTGCTACCTGTTCGGCTACATCAAGTATTTCTTGTTGTGTGGGTTCATCCCATACATTTTCCTGGCTGGCGCCAGATTGATTTTTCTTCATTGCTTATCCTTTGCTATGCAATTGGGGGAATTAGTTTCCCCCAGTATTACTTCTTACGACCTGCGTTGCCTTTTGTGGGACCACGACCTGCGTTAGTTGTGTCATGTAGTGGTTCAACTCCAGCACTGCGGCTGCTGCGATTGTCTTTGCCACGGCCTGCCAGCGCAGTAGTGATCATGTCAGCAATTGTGGCACGCTCACTGTTTGTCTTACTTTTTTCACTCATAAAATCTTTGCGCTTGGTCATGTTGCCAGCATTGCCGGTTCTTGGACCCTGTGCTTGATTTATGTTTTTACCTGTTGATGTTTTTTCCATGTTAATATCCTTTATAGCATTACCGGCATTACTTCTAATGTAGCAGTGGGGTCTACGGATGATGCGTTAAAATATATAGTGGCAGGAGCAGAACCCACATCACTTACTTGTATATAAATAGTGTCTCGCGCTTCAATGACCACGCTGTTACCAGGTGACCCACCTGCTATATCAACTGTGACACCAGGACTGGTGCCCCAATTAACCCATGTCATGCCTTCTCCTGTCAGTGTTTCATTAGTATAATAACTATGCACTCGCAAGTATACTGCACCAGTTCTACCACCTAAAGCACGAACACAATCCGCTGCGGCAAAACTAATTTCACTTGATCCATCACATGTGATCACTTGGCTTGGACCCGCAATTTGAAATGATGTCATCACTTACTCCTTAGTATTGCTTACTGGGACCATAATTCATTGAATCAGGGTCTGTGGGCTTGCTTACAGGATTCTTTCCTGCTGAAGTTTTACCGTCGCCCATGTTATATCCATTCATGTTGATATGATCTGGATCTTTGAATGCTTTGCGACCTGTGCCACCTTCGCCACGATATTGTGGATTACTTGAACCTTTGAACATGTCTTTACCGGCTTGAACACCGGGATCATGACAGAAAGGTGTTGGGCGATATGCGTCCTTGGTAGCAGGCTTACCCACTGCCATGGGCTTGTGATCTTGGTTGCCCTTTGTGGGACCACGACCTTTGTTTACTAAACGGCCATCATTGCTGTGTCCGCTCCACTGATTGTGGCTGTATTTGTCACTGCCGCGGCTAAATCCAGGACTGGCTGCACCGGTTGCAGGATTTACTTTATCATGTTTCATTTTGCTTTTCCTTTGGGTTGCTTTTTAGCCGCTGCTCGCTTGGTTGCATATGCAATGGCAACGGCCTGTTTTTGAGGCTTACCAGCAGCGATTTCTGCTTTTACATTCTCCGTGAATGCTTTTTTTGAAGTGGATTTTTTTAGCGGCATACTATATTTATTCCTCTGATTTAGCCATGAGTTCAGCCAGTGCGGCAGCAAATGCCGTTTTCTTGGCTTCAATAGCGTCTTCGCTGTCTGTTACTTCTACACGAGCCAGTGTGTTCATGACTTTGCTTAATATTAGTTGATGATATTTTGTAACCATGGGCTTGTCATCATCTTGACGAGCACGAACGAAATCTTCTACCAAGACTTCATGATAGTCTCTACCAGTTTGTTTGTAAACTTCGTCTAATAACTTACCCACAGTAAGTTGATCTTTGCGACCCAGGGGTCTACCGGCGCCTTCTCGCTTGCCGCCCCAGCCTGTTTTTTTAGGTGCCGAAGGTTCACTTGGTGCGGCTGGTGTTGCACCAAGAACTTCAGTTTCTATGCTATTTGAGTTCATATATATATTTAGCAGATTAAATAATAGCATGAATAGCATTTTTATTAGCATAGCAGGATATAGGGATCCTTTGCTTAAAAAAACCCTTGAAGATGCCATGGCGCAGGCTCGACACCCAGATAGATTGGTATTTGGAGTGGTTGATCAAAGTTATGATAGAGAATTCATCAATATAGATCAACTTGCGTTCAATAAGCAAGTAAGATATTTGCGTATAGATCCACACATGACACGCGGCTGTTGTTTTGCTCGCAATCTCAGTCAAAGTTTGTGGGCAGGTGAACAGTTATACTTTCAGTGCGACAGTCATACACTGTTTGACAAAGACTGGGACGCAATATTTGAGGCGGAATTCTTTCGCTTACAGGCCTGGCATGAACTGCCTGTTATCACTGCTTATCCTCGTGCTTTCAAATGTGTAGACAATAAAACTGATCGCCTTGAAAAGATCAATATAGAAAATCATGCCATGACCTTGGTGGCAGATGAAAAGTTCTTGTTCAAGGAAGATTATTACCTGGGCACTGTGTGTAAACTGACAAAACACACTGACACAGTGTCAGGTTATATGATCAGTGCTAACTGTTTGTTTACAGCAGGACAAGTCTGCGAAGATGTGCCATATGATCCCTACCTTTTCTTTCACGGTGAGGAGCACAGTCTGGCATTACGCTTGTGGACTTCGGGTTATAGTATATTTCACATGCCCATGACACCAGTATATCACCACTATGGGCGCGATTATAGAACTACTATGTGGGGTGATGCCTTTTTGGAAACACAGCGCAATGAAGCGTGGTGGCAAAGTGATAAACGCAGCAAAAGTAGATTAAAATATATTGTAACAGGACAGCGTGGAGGACAATATGGTGTGGGATCAGTGAGAACTATAAATGATTATACTCGTTATTGTGGTATTAATTATTATATTCGTGAAGTTGAACCGCGAGCACTGACAGGTGAAGGCATATTTGACCGTGACTGGCGTGCTCCACAGCATAGGAGACCGTAATGGAATATGCTTGGAGACCAGCCACTGGAGATGATGTGCCAGCAATAGTCAACATGGCTGAAAGTCATTTTCAAACAGAAATAGATGCTATATTCAAGCCAGAGCCCACAGTATATGCTCGCAACTTAACATTAGCCATAGTAAATCAATTTTTCTTGCCCACAACAGAAGCAGTGGGTGTGTGTTATGACACTAATACTAAATTACTATCATATACTTGGATAAGAACAGAGCGAGCACCCTGGAGTGATGACAACATGGCATTAGTG